GTGTAGAAGTGAAGAGGTTTCCGTTGAATTACAAAATGTCTATTCCCGTTTTATTCTTGTGGAGTATATGTTAAATGATTTACCAAGGAAGGAATTCATTTATTTAATGAAATGGAGTTATTGCAGTAGGTTATTGTTACCCTTTCTTGCACTTGCTAATTTAATGTCGGGTAAGGTATTAAAAGATGTTAAGTGTGAAATTAAACGGTTCAAGGGGGTAATTGAGAGGAACTGAATTATTTTAACGCCTTTCGGTACGAATGTAAACCACTAAGTTCAACAATTTGTTGTTTACAAACGACTTATAATGGTTATATTAGTCTCATGATTGAAATAAAAAAATCACCAAAGGAAAAAGAAAATTACGTTAACAACAAAGAGTTTACCCAAGCGGTATTTCAGTATGTTCAAAATATGGAGGCATGCCGAGCGGACTCCAAACCCGAACCACAGATTTCAGAATACATCGGCAACTGTTTAATCAAGATTGCAAATGGTATTGCCAAGAGGCCTAACTTCTCTCGGTATTCATATAAAGAAGAAATGGTTCTGGATGCCTTGGAGAATTGTATTAAGGCCATGCCTAATTACAAGATTGAGACAATCACTCGGTCGGGTAACCCCAATGCCTTTGCTTATTTTACTCAGATTGCTTGGTATGCTTTTCTACGCCGTATCCAAAAGGAAAAGAAACAGCAGGAGATTAAGGAACGGTACATTCAAAACTGCGGCATTGATTCCGTTGCAGACTTCTCTGAAATGGATCGAGAAGGTGAAAGCATGGTGGAGACAATTAAATCCAAGAATGATAAGTTCCTCGGTCGAGATATATCCACAAAAGAAATAGGCACAAAGATTAAGGAAAGACGAAAGAAGGTGCGAGATGAAGATTCTTCCCTTGATTATTTCCTCGAATGAAAATAGTAATCCTCAATGATACACATACCGGAGCTCGTAATGGTTCTGACATATTTCTCAATGCAGCTGAAAGGTTCTATTCTGAGACATTGTTTCCCTATATTAAGCAACATTCTATTACTCGAATTATTCATTTGGGGGATTATTACGATCATCGTAAGTTTGTAAACTTCAAGGTTCTCTCTCGCGACCGTGAGATGTTTATCTCTCAGCTTGATAAACATAATGTGGACATGGATATTATCCCAGGAAACCATGATGTGTATTACAAGAATACAAATACATTGTGTTCCTTAACTGAGATTCTCCAGAACTTTTCTCCACGAATCAAGGTTCATATGGAACCAGTTACTCTTGAATATGATTCATTCAAGATAGGTTTAGTGCCTTGGATTTCTCCAGAGAATGAAGTTGCCTGTATGGATTTCATTCGGTCTGTTCCTGCTTCGGTTCTAATGGGTCACTTTGAATTCGGTGGCTTTGAAATGATGAAGGGTGGTTCTATATCTCATGGTCTCGAAACATCACTTGTTTCAAACTATGAAATGGTTCTATCGGGGCACTTTCATACCAAGAGCACAAAGGGTAACATTCTCTATTTGGGAACTCAGTATGAAACCACATGGTCGGACTGTAATGATGCAAAGTATTTCCATGTCTTTGATACCGAGACTCGAACACTTACAGCAGTAAGGAATCGTCATTCTATCTTTCATCGTGTTGTCTATGACGATACCGATGCAATGAAAGAAATCAATTGGCTTTCTCGATTTGATTTTAATTATGTAAAAGACTGCTTCGTGAAAATTGTTGTGGTGAATAAAGGTAACCCAATCATATTCGATAAGTTCATTGAAAAGATTCAGCAAGCTGGGCCCTTTGAAACAAAAATTGTAGAATCATTTTTAGAGTTTACATCTGCAGAAGTTTCGGATAGTTTAGTCTCAATGGAAGATACAGGCAAACTACTCAATACATATATTGAGGCGGTTGAAACAAACCTCGACAAAGATAAATTGAAACGAAGACTACAAGAACTATATGTTGAGGCTCAGAACTTTGAAATAGTATGATTATTTTTAAAACCCTTACGTATCGTAATTTCCTCTCATCGGGAGATTATGATACCTCAATTGATCTCGATAAGAGCCCATCCACGCTGATTGTTGGTTCCAATGGTTCTGGTAAATCAACAATCCTGGATGCAATTTCATTTGCACTGTTTGGAAAGCCTCACCGTAATATATCCAAACCACAGCTTGTCAATTCCATTAACGGAAAGAACTGTGTGGTTCAAATTGAGTTTGAAATCGGTACCACGGAATACAATGTCATTCGTGGCATTAAACCAAATGTATTTGAGATTTACCAGAATGGTATTCTGTTAAATCAAGAGTCGCATAACCGAGACTACCAGAAGGTTCTTGAAATGAACATTCTGAAACTCTCTCATAGATCATTCCATCAGATTGTGGTATTGGGTTCAAGTAACTTTATTCCTTTCATGCAGCTGCCCACTGGAGCACGGAGAGAGGTCATTGAGGATCTTCTGGACATTACAATCTTTACTAAGATGAACATTATTCTGAAAACAGAATCATCTAAGTTAAAGGATCGACTCTTGGAAGTAAACCATCAGTATGATTTAGTCTCCGAAAGAATCCGTTTAAAGTTTGTTCATTTGGAAAAACTGCAGCAGCTATGCAGAGAGAACAATGAAAAACTTCAGGCAGAGATAACCGAAATCGAGCTCGATATCAAAAAGAGTCAATCGGAATACGACCACAACTCTTCTCTGGCCAAAGAACTCCATGAATCTTATTCGGCTCGAATAGATAAGGTAAAGAGTAAGATGTTCTCTCTGGAATCATACAAGTCACAGATTGAAGAAAAGACCAATGGTATCCGAAGAGATACTGCTTTCTTTGAAAAGAATTCAGAATGTCCTACCTGCACTCAGGTCATATCATCGCTGATACGTGATAAAAAGATATCCGATTCAACGGCTCGTATTGAAGACCTTTGTTCGGGCATGAATAAACTCAAGGAAGAGATAACTAAGACTCGAACAGAGTTGGATGAACTACTTCAGGAGATGAATGAGGTTCAGAAATACCGAGACAAGGCACACTCTGCAATCATCCGTAAAGAATCGAGCCTTGAAAGAATTCAAAAGATACAAGGTAGAATTAACACCTCCAAGGAGAAGGATGACTTTACCGAAGAGAATGATGAGCTAGGTAAACTATATGCTCAGAAGAGTGATATAGAAACAGAAAAGACTGAATTGGTCGATACACGTGCATACAATGAAGTCCTTGCCGAACTGTTAAAGGATACTGGTATCAAAACTAAGATCACTCAACAATACATACCTGTTATCAATACAATGGTAAACAAGTTCCTTCAGTCTCTGGACTTCTTTGTTCTGTTTCACCTAGATGAAAACTTTACTGAATCCATTAAGTCTCGGCATCGCGATGAGTTTTCATATGCATCATTCTCTGAGGGAGAGAAACAAAGAATAGATTTGGCACTATTGTTCACGTGGCGTCAAATTGCCAGAATGAAGAACTCCACGTCAACCAATCTTTTAATTTTGGACGAAACGTTTGATGCGAGCCTTGATGCCGATGGTGTGGATAACCTCTTAAAGATATTGAAGACAATAGGTGAGGATACTAATATCTTCGTGATATCTCATAAGCAAGATTTGCTCGATGGCAAGTTTGGAGCCAAAATTGAATTCAATAAGGTAAATAACTTCTCAAGAATTAAATAGCGCCGTAAGTGATTGGTAGCCAGAGTGTTATATCCCTGGCTATTTTTGTTGTTTACTTTTGGTAGTCAATGTGATTTAATGACTACATAATGAATACTGTCACCAATCCGATTGACATCTCTGTGAAGAGTTCACTTGCCAAACTATTGGCCAAGGAGAACATACAGGTTCAAACAGGTAACTATCGCACTGCCTCTTTCGATCCAGTTGCTCGTATTCTTTTCCTCCCGGTTTTCAAGGCCGATGCAATGACCAAGGACATGATTGACCTTTTCATTGGCCATGAGGTATCACATGCTTTGTATACCCCAATGAATTCCATTGAGGATGTGAAAACCAAATACCCACAGATTCCTTTTTCGTTGTTTAACATTGTGGAAGATATTCGTATTGAACGACTTATCCAGAAAACCTACCCAGGTTTGATGATCAATTTCCGTAATGGATACAAGGAGCTTGTAGAGCGTAACTTCTTCGGCCTCAATGGTAAGAATATCGACTCCCTGAGTCTCCCCGACCGCATCAATATCCATGCCAAGATTGGCACGATTGTCCCTGTTGCTTTTACCGAATCTGAGCGAGACTTTTTCAATCGGTGCTATGGTGCTGAGACCTTTGAGGAAGTTGTAAAGCTGACCGTTGAGCTTTATGAACGCATCAAGTCTGGTGACTTTAAAGAACAGGAGCCAGAAACCCAAAAGCAAATGAAACCTTCTGAGTCGGAAGAAGGTGACGAGGAGAGCCCTGATGCTCCAGAATCAATGCCCGTTTCGGCTCAAGATGATTCCAGTGATTCCGATGACGACAAAACTGCCTCCAAAGCCGAGACCAGTAATGCTGAGGAGTCCGAAGACAAACCAGGCAAGCCCGTTGCTTCTCAGGACGAGACTAAGGATGAGGCCAAAGCTGAAACCGAGGTCAAGTCTGATAAGGCTTCAGCCACTACTGGAACCTCTACCTCTACATCTACGGCCGACTTGAAAGACTTTTCGGTTTCCACCGTGAATGCGGCTGAAGAAGCTTTCAAGAACAATACCGAAACACTTAAGGTAAACATCTTTTCAGTTCCTGGTCGTGCCGAATTAAATGCAGCCCTTATTACTTACAAGGAGCTTGCCGAACTTCGTAAACAATACTATTCTTCGGATTTGTATCTTAGTTACAATACCACCAACGAGGACTTTGATGCAAACTTCAAGAAGTTCTCCGATGATTCTAAGAAGTATGTTTCCAATTTGGTAAATGAGTTTAACCGCAAAAAGTCGGCCAGCCTCTATTCACGAACCACTACGGCCAAGGTTGGTATCCTTGACACGACTCGTATGCATTCTTATAAGTTCTCCGAGGATATCTTCAAGTCTGTCTCGGTAACTCCTGAGGATGTAAACCACGGCATGGTCATGTTTATTGATATGTCGGCTTCAATGGGTAGTGCAATTCACGATGTTGCCAAACAGGTAATTCAATTGGCCATGTTCTGTCGCCAAGTTGGAGTTAAGTTTGAGGTTTATGGTTTCAATACCACATGCCACATGAACGAGGACAAACAGAGACTTCGTGCTAAAACCAACATGATCAATTGGGAAAAACCCACAGCTTTTCATATTCACTATGATTGTTTGAATTTGCTCAACCTTCTTAGCTCTGACCAAACCAAGACCGAATTCACTGATGCAATCAAGGCTATGTTTAAATACGGTTCCTGTGCAGACAATTGTGATCTTCCTCATTCTGAACGACTTTCGGGCACACCTTCGGTCGAGGCAATGATTGCAGCCCATACTCTTGTAAATGATTTCAAGAAAAAGAACAAGGTTGAAAAACTGAATGTCATTGTTCTTTCCGATGGTGATGGTTCAGTCCCTAGGTTATCTCTTCCCAAGGATTACACCACTGCTCAATACTACAATAAACCAGCCTTCTTGTTAAATGGTCGCCAGATTAACATTGATACCAGTAACTTTCATTGCTGGTACACCAAGATTGTTGAGAACCTTGGAATCACAACTGGTGCCAATATGATTGGTTACTATCTTGTTCCTTCCAATCGTAAATGGATTCAGAATAAGTTTACCAAGTTGAATAAAGAACAGATAAGCTATATTGTAGAT